GTGCTACTCCTCTCCGATCATGAATTCAATTGCGAGACATGCTGCTGGTGTGATGTTCTCTGGCAGATCATCAGCTGTAATCGTGTTGATTTCCAGCGACGCTTCGACTGAACCGATCTCATTAAACTCTTTGATGAACTCGTCCCAGTTCGGATTTGAACGGTTCATAGTAACTCCGTCGTCAGAGTACTTTCGTATCAGCTCATCACGAGCCTTGTCATACTCCACAAGATCCTCATCAATTTTCTTGATATTACGAGCAACGGACAGTCCTGCCTTACGCGAGAACGCAAGATCTAGGATGCCATTATTGGCGATCAACTGACGAATATCAAACAGTTTGCTTAATGTTGTAATGTATTTTTTCATAATGTTTTGACTCCTCGCTTCATAAAGTAGTAGTGTTTATAGACCCTCTCCAAGGTCTTTATTATTTAACTTTTACTAAGTACCACCCGCAATGACATGTTCTAACTCCTGACATACTGTTGTATACCCTCAAATAAAAATTAGTGTTACTACTAACATTTATAACAACTGGGGAACTACAGCATGCCCTATCCATATTATCATCTGACATATAAGCCCCCGCATCAGTAGCTCCACTATTAGTTGAAAAAACCATAACCATTCTGGATGCAGGAGTTCCATACATCTTTGCAAACACTATTCCGACATATGTTCCAGCAGGAAGTGTCACGCTAGCAGGGGTATTCCATCCGCCACATGTAATATTAACATTTTTGTCATATCCATATATAGGTGCCGAAATACCACCAGCACTATTAGCATAATTTGCAGATTTAGCATAGTTTACGCTAAAGTTTGATGGATTATATACATACATGTTTGCACCATCATTTCCACCCCACAACCAACTTGGCTGTCCGCCTTGTCCAGACCAATTCCATTTCATACCATTGATTGTTCCTGAGACGGTGAGGTTGCCCGACACAGATAATACGTCAGCAGATAGTATAGACGCATGTGTTCCATTCGGATTCGAATAAAAATACCCTTCATTTTCATATCCCTCTGCCATATATATGCCCAAAGCATTAAAATCTCCTCGAAACTTTTCAGATTGACAAGCAATTCCATCAGAACCTATCTGTGTAGCTATGGTTCCTATTTTATCGCCATAACCAATGGGAACATTCGTTGAGGTTAAAGCGATATACGCTAATTTGCTTCCATCGCTAGTGATATTCACGCTTCCGCCAGTAATAGTCGCCTTAGATGAGACTATTTCGCCCTCGAATTTACCGCTCGTAGCATATATCTCGCCAGTAAACTTACCATTTTTCGCCTCTATTGAGCCATCTTCCAGCACTTTGAAATTCTCATTGGCGGTGACAAGACCTTCGAGACTGATCTTTTCAGCCTTAATCGAAATCTCCTCTGCTGACTGGTTGATTTCAGAAATGATCTTTGCTTTCTCGACCTGATCCTCTGGTGCCGGTGACCAATCTGTGGCTTTGTTGCCTTTTTCGAGCTTTGGAAGCTTAAAATAAACATAATCGCCGCTTGCCGTTGGTTTCAATCCAAGATGTATACGTACTGCTGTCGTTTCCGATAATGTAAACGTAAAAGCAAATTTATAGTTCATATCACTATGGTTTAATACTACTGTGTTATCTGAGCTTTTTCTTATGTGAATATACCCAGCTTTTGAACCTTTTTTTGCCTGTCCAGATATGGTATACACACCAGCTTCTAAAGTCATATCTTGCTCTGTAGACCACCACGATGAATTTTTCGTTGTGGAAATTTTATACCATCCATCAGAATCAGCCGTAACAGTCGTTCCGGATTCTGGAATCCATTTAGTAAGATCTGCTGAGTTTAACAATAGATTCCTTCCGCCCACCTGAATTCCTTCCGGCGTACTACCAACACTATACGACGTGGATGTTGTATTATCGGTATACGTGATGATTGTTCTCGTCCACATATACGGTTTTGACGCATCTGTAGATGGCACTGACGCAGACCATGTCCCAGTTGGAACCGTAGTTCCTGATGCTCCAGCTTGATAAGTGACCGCCGTGGATTTGATACCTTTTCCAGCTGCTCCATCCTTGCCGTTCGTTCCGTTGGTTCCATTCGTACCATTCGTTCCGTTACGCCCTACACTGTACGATGTAGATGTTGTGTTGTCAGTATAGGTGATAATCGTTCTTGTCCAAAGATATTGCCCTGCTGATACCGCCGGTATCGACGTAGACCATGTTCCGGTTGGGGTTGTCGTACCACTAGACGATGCCTGATAAGTCACCACAGTTGATTTAACACCTTTCCCGGTTGCACCGGTATCTCCCTTGGCTCCTGTATCGCCTTTCTGTCCGGTTACACAAACTGCCGTGGTAGTAGATGTTGTACTGTCGGTATAGGTAATGACAGATCTTGTCCAGATGTACTTTCCATTCTCCCATCCGGGATATGTCGTACTCCAGCTTCCTCCAACTAAAGAGGTTGCCGATGTAGATTTATAATACTGCTCGACAATCGACTTTACTCCTTTTCCAGTTGCTCCATCCTTGCCGTTCGTTCCATCCGAACCATCTTTACCATTTGTGCCTGCCGCACCTGTGATACAGACTGGCGTCGTCTCTTTTGTAGAGTTGTCCGTATACTTGATAACCGTCTTTGTCCAGATATACTTCCCATTCTCCCAATCTGGCGAGGTTGTTACCCACGAACCTCCAGAAAGAAAAGTAGCCGATGTCGACTTGTAGTACATGACATCCACCGATTGTACTCCAACGCCATCTGCGCCCTTCTCTCCTTGATCTCCTTTATCACCCTTCGCTCCAGCGGCTCCCTTATCTCCATACACACCAATAACCTTCTTTGCAGTATCTACCGAAGTATTGTTCGTATATGTGATCGTTTCATAGTTCCAAAGGTACTTGTTTGTTGCTGTCATCGTCGGTACTGTTGTAGACCATGATGTTGGTACTTTGGTATTCGAGGTTGACACAGCATAAAACTCCTCTATCTCCTTAATTCCTATTCCGTCAGCTCCATTCGTGCCATCACTTCCGTCCTTACCGTCCGCTCCCGGATTTCCTCTATCACCATATGCACCAATAATGCATGGCATTGATGTACTTACGATCGTTCCATCTGACAGTTTTACAACCTCATAATTCCACAGATACTTTTTACTTGATGAAACGGACTGCACCGTTGTTGTCCATCCAGATGTTTTTGCTGTGACACCACTTGAAGCAGATGTTGCCAAATAATAGTTGATAACTTCGCTGATACTCTTACCGTCGACGCCATCCTTACCATCAGCTCCCGGTGCTCCATCTTCGCCCTTATCTCCTTGGTCGCCTTTCGGTATCACGAAATCAAGAATCATATTCTTGTTGTCTCCGGCATTTTTCACTTCCGCATCTGAACCAGCGCCACCTGTTGTCACTGATCCTATTTTGATGCTCACTGTCTGCCCAGATTCAGATCCGTCACCAGAAGATGGATATGGACCCGCAGACACGCTCACTGTATCTGCTTCACAATCATAAGATATTGATGTACTGTTATTACTGATATTGACTATTTTCTTAGATACGGACGCAACTACATAAGTTCCTGTAATCTGCTCTCTTGCCCCTACCTTGTCATTTACATCAAATATATATTGATCGTTACTGTCCAACGAAAAATCGACCGAATCACTTGCAAAAGACTCTGTTATCTTATCAATTCCACCCTGAATCAAATCCTCATCTGATTCAGCATTGGAATTGTCGTAGATCTCACACATCTCATCCAATCCGGTAAGTGTCTGTGTTCCACTGATATTACCAAGCAAATCGCAGTAAATGTGAATTACTCGTCTATCTTTCAGGTCACCTCGCCCAAGACATATAACATGATTGATATGCTTGCTATTTCTCTTAATTGTGAAACTTATCTGATCTGTATCAAACTGCTCATCCTGACTATAATCAGCAAGAGGACTTGCCGATAATTCAACAAATCCTCTATTAAATACAATATTCAGTTTTGCATTGTATGCTTTCAGCATCTTCATGATGCCTGTATAACCCTTTATATAACGATTCATCTGATAGGATGATATCTGTATATTTGAGTTCAAAGTGCTTACCTTGAACAGCTCCGAAAGTCCCATCCGGTCGATCAAAAGCTTTAACACTTCGTTCGCTTCTCCAGATACGATCAAATAGTCTTCTCCTTCATCTGGTTGCAGCACTTTAGACTCAAGTATGCCATGCCATGTACGACCTGAGTATGTTACAGTCGTCTCGTCTGTATCAACGCCAACGGAATCTATCACTCCGCCATATTCTTCGCCCTCAAAATAAAGATAATAACCAGTTTTACATACGTTATTATTGATATTTACTTTACATTCAAAATCATTCTCGTCGCTTCCATATGCAAGATCTAATGTATAATCTTTGAGCACATCGATATCTTTTTTGGATTCATTCATATAAATTAAGTCCATCTTGGTATGCTCCTCTCTTCCAACAATGTAATATCAAATATCAGATTTGACGAAATAGCTACATCCATTACGCCCGGCTGGATCTTTTGAAATATGTAAGAGTCTCTATTTCGCAGATCAAAACAATTCCGCTGACTACCGTCGCTTTCATACAAGATTATTGTCTTTTCTACAGAGTCAATCGTCAGGTACTCGTTTGCTTCAATATCAACATCCACCGAATACATATGTCCTCCAATCAATATCTCTGGACTTTTGCATGGTCCATAAATACGCATCCGAAAATTTGTATTTACAAAATCCGCATTTTGCAGTTTTTTCCCAAGAATATTTGATGTGTAATCATATGGATGATCGTTATTATAGTCTAAGTTTTTACCAACTATCTCCTCATTTGAATTGAATGTAATAATCGTTTCTTTTATCCATTGCGGATAATCCGTCTGAATCGTCAACGTATTCTTCATGTATCGCTTATTATAGGTGTATTTTGACGCCTTACATCCTGTGACATAACACCGCATATAGTAATCGCCAATATAGAGTTTTCCATGTTTTCTGGCAACTACATCCTTTTCACACACCTCAAACAAACGATTTCTACTTTCTGTGCCCTCGTCATCATTTCTACATGCAAAAACGACTGGCAACGACTTCTTGACAATTCCCATCTTAAATGACGATATTTTGTCATTCATGCTTGTAGCTGTCCATGCGAAATCATGCAGATCGTTCTCGTTGATATAGATGCCATTCGCACCAAATTCAATTACCTCGTTCATATGATTGACATATCGTGCTTTTTCTATCAAGTTGCCGTCACCTCTTTTACCATTCTTGCAAATTCTCTCTTATCAACTTTCATATTCACGGATTCCATACCCTCAAGTATCAGATCCGGAAGCCGCTCTAACAGCTCATATATAAGCTCAAGCAGTACATTGTCATTTTTGCTTCCAGATGATGACTGACCATAATCTAACGCATTCTTCATATCCTGCGCTACTCGCGAAATCCACATACGGTTCTGGTGCAACGGTACAACGGCTTCCGCTCCGTCACCTTCCAGAAGTGCAATCTCACCTTTCTCAACAACACCGCCTTTTGCATGCTTTCTAGCTGTAAAACTTCCTGTATTTCCAGAGCCTGTTGCTTGCGCCGCTTTATTTGCAATATTCTGAGCCACACCACCAACATTTATATTCAGTGTGAAAATACTCTTTACAAATTCTTTTGTCCACGCAGCTATATCCGGGGCAATTGCTTTCATACCTTCCCACAATTTATTCATAAGTCGTTTTCCTGCTTCCCACATTTCACCAAGGCACTGACCTATAGCGGATACAATGCCTGTAATAATCTGCGGTACCTTACCTGCAATGCTTACTATAATCTGTGGTAAATTAGTTACAAGCGCCATAAAAAGCTCAACGCCTGCGGCAATAATATCATCAATATGATCTAGCAATGCACCTGTAATTCCCTCTATGATCTGTGGCAGTGCCTTACAAATCGTATCGATAATCTGTGGCAATGCATCAATCAGAGCTACAAGTAGCTTAATGCCCGCCTGAATAATCTCATCAATATGTGAAAGCAGCGCCTCAATTATACTCGATATAATCTGCGGTAATACTGCAACAATCGACTGTATAATCTGTGGCAATGCATCAACCAAGGATGTCAATAATTCAATTCCGCACTCGATGATCATCGGGATTTCAGAAAGCAAGCTTTCTACCGCCTGATTGATAATATCCGGCAACACACTCAACAACTGTGGAACCGCCTGCAAAATTCCTTTTACAAGTCCAAGAAGTAACTGCAATCCTGTTTGAATAATCTGCGGTTCATTCTTATAAAACGTCATAGCCAGCTTGCTGACAATATCAATTGCCGTCGATAATATGTTTGGAATACCTTTCGTAAGCCCCTGCGCTAAGCTCTGTATCAGCTGAATTCCAGCTTCAAGTATATCCGGCAATGCCTCTACAAGTCCTGATACAATTGCTCCGGCAATCGTAACTGCTGCTTCGATGATCAGCGGCAGATTGTCCACTATCACTTCGATCAGCTGATTGATAATATCCTTAAAGCATGGTATCAGTTCCGGCACCGCCTTGAGCAATCCATCCAGTAACGCCCGGATCATGCTCGTTCCTGCTTTAATCATACTCGGAAGCGTCGTCGATACGATATTCGGTACCGTCTTTGCAATCACCGGTGCAAGTTTCTCTACGAGCGTACCCACACCCTTCAAGGCGATTTCTACACGTGGCAGAATATTATTACCGGCAGTCGTAACGGATTCAACAAAATTATTGACAAGCACATCGAAATCCTGTGTATCATCAGCGATTCCAACGACAAGATTCTGCCATGCCGCCTTCGTCATGTTCACAGATCCCTGAATTGTTGTTGCCGCTTCCTTTGCCGTAGTGCCTGTGATACCCATTTCTGTCTGCACAACATGGATAGCATCTACGATATCCGCATATGATGATAGATCAAACTTCTGTCCTGATAGCTTCTCCGCATCTTCCAAAAGTCGCTGCATCTCTTCCTTGGTACCGCCATAGCCGAGCTTCAAGTTATCGAGCATCGTGTAGTTCTGCTTTGCGAATCCCTGATATGCATTCTGGATGGATTCCATCGAGGTACCCATCTTATTTGCATTATCGGACATATCTGTGATCGCTACATTTGCCTTTTCAGCCGCTGCCTTTGTATCTCCATCCAAGCTCTGTAACAACGACGCCGAAAAGCCTGTGACAGTTTCCATATATTCATTTGCGGACAATCCAGCCGTCTGATATGCATTTGCAGCATATTTCTGTACTTCACTTGCTGAATCCTTGAACAGCGTTTCGACACCGCCGACCAACTGTTCATAATCTGCGTATGCGGTCACCGCACTCTTCACAAGTGCCGCCGTTGCTGTTGCTGCTGCCGTTGCCGCCGCAGCTCCCCACTTTGCAAATGTTCCAATGCCCTTCAGAAGAGCTTGTCCTACGCCAGATGCCTTACCCGTCACAGAATCTAAACCATCTTCTGTTTCTTCCTGCCCTTTGAGTGCGATTCGACCAAAGATCTTAAATAATTCCATCGCATTCTCCTTTTAAACCAATTCAATGCCGAATGCATTCATTGAATTTTCCACCATCGCTTTGATCTCTTCATCGGATAGTGATTTCTGAGATGATGCCTGACCACGTACACGATTTACGAAATCCTCATAGGATTCTCCCTGCACCTTGTTCAAGAAAAACTCCCACAGCACATCCTCTTCGGTATCCTTGTTCGTCCGCTTCACAATTGAATCCACGAACTCTACCAAGCGATCTGTCGCAATCATCTCATCCATCAATAAAAAAGGACTTGCATATCGCTTGAATAGCAAGTCCCAAAACTCTAAATCACCTACCCGATAGATTTCAAAGCAACCTTGAAAAAATCTGCGAATCCACTCTGTTTGACCACATCCATAATCATCGTAAGGAACATTCCTGGATTCATATCTTCCAGTTCCTTTACTGTCATACCTGACAGATTCGAGAGAAGCTGATAGATGTATTTCTCAGCATTCGGAAGATTCTCCAGAATAACATCGCCAATCTCAAATGCAATGCCCATACCGAGCTCTTCTACATCCTTCATAGTGATCTTCTGATTCTGCATAGATTTTTCTATCAAACGTTTTGCTTCATCCGATGAAAAGCAATCAGAAAACTTGCTGATTTTAATACATGAAATAATCTTCATCATTGGGAAGATGTCTTTCGAATTCAATGCTCGCAATGTATACGGCTTTTTCTCTTCCTGTACAGCTTCCTCTACTGTTCCCTGCATTACTTCTGTTTCTGTTGTCATTTCCTTTTCCATAGTTACTTATCCTCCTAATATTCGGTATTACGCTGCATCATCCAGCAACTGATCAACTGTATTACTCTCAACAACTTCCTTCGGCATATAGATATGATACGGAAGCACATTCGTCATAGCGCCTGCCTTGAGGTCAGCATAGCAATCGAATGTCGTTGGGATTGTTGATGCCTCTTTGTTCTTCGTATCTGCTGACAAGCCAGATGTACAAAGCGCATAATCAAACAATACGATCACAGGTGTGCCATTCGTCTTGTATCCGACGCATGCGAAATTCTCAACATAATCGCTATCTTCGATTGTTGCCTTAGATTCAATCACATCCATTGTTTCATCTACCGACGTGCCTTCCTGTCCGATTGTTGTTGCCTTCAACCAGTCTTTTGTGAGCTCGACCATATTCGTCTCAACCTTTGCCGTCTCGCCGACTTTCTGCACAAGTCCCTTCGCATTAACAAGCACACCATCCACCGAGATATTTGTAATCTCCGGAGCAATCGTGAACTTTGTACCGCCGGATGTAGCACCAAGCAAAGTACCTGTCCAGAGCTTCTTGCTTGTGTCATACTTAAAGTTTTTGTACAGTACACACGCATTTAACAGTATCCGCTTCGGCGTATTCTCTGTTACACCAGATACGCACAATTCTCTCCATGTGTTTTCTGCCATTTATATCACCTTCCATTCTTTTATAGTCAGATTGATCTGAATTCTCTTCAATGTCCCATCTCCGGTCGGTACCGAAAATGCATTTGAATAAAAAACAGCCACACACGAACCATCTGGATTCATGCGTGACTGTGGTAAGAATCTCTCTATTGTTTCTTTGTCCTGCTCAAATAGAATCGGATTCCCACGGGTCCATCCATTTAATATAAATGTTGTCCCCTGACTTCCATCCTCTTCCTTGGTCGGAGAATCATCTTCCATGTACTCTCCAACATAATATCGGTCTGGGATTTCGCCAACCCATTCTCCGAATTGGTATGGAATCCCGCTGGACTTCATTAGTTCACCAACATAATTTAATGCTGCTATACTCATTATTTCAACTCTCCAAATATTTCATTTGCACGATTCTGAATTGCACCATTCGTAGCCTTGAAGGCTTTTTCAAGCGGTCTGTTCGGTGTCTTACCATGTGTGAAGTGTCCATTTCCCTTCTTATCCTCATAATACCAGCCGCCTTTACGCCCATTACCATTCACGGCATATTCGCCAGTACCAAACTCTTCCCAGATAGCATTTTCTTCCGGAGAACCAATAGTTGCTTCAAGTGCTGACTCATCGACCACATGTGTATATGAACCTCTTGTCTCTCCGGTATCTACTCTGGATGCATTGTGTACAGCCGTCTGCACTTCTCCTGCCGCTTCTTCAAGAAATGCAATCGCCTTTTCTCTGAGCGCCTTCTTGATCTGCATGGAATTATTCGTAAACTCTACCTCGGACATATTACTGACCTCCTGTGTATTTCAGATATATCTCCAACTGCTTATGCAGTTCCATCGGATCATCAATCACCATGATGTCATATACCTTGCCATTGATTATCATCCGGCTGTTCTCCGCCTTGATGCGGCTGTCGAGCTTCTTATAGTCGGCAAGGAAGATGTGCGTTGATTCCTGAATCTTAGCATTGTACGTGGTATACTTGCTGTCTCCTGTCGACAGATCAAGGAACCCGGTTATATCATCCACGGTCTCCCATATCTTCTCACGTTCGCCGATGATGTTTGTCTCTGTCGTATAGAGCTGAATCTGACCGGTTATATTTCCGCCAATCATTCAATCACCTTCCATCCTTAGAACCTCGCTTTCATGTACGGCTTCAGGAATCCAAGAAGCGACTTTGGATATCCCATAATCGAATTATCGCCATCCATGTTGAAGTACGTCACAGAATGCCGGCTGAGTGTCTCCGACTGAATACCGACCTTGTCCCGGTTCTCTATATCCCATTTCAGCATATTTGCTACACCGAGCTTCACATCCATAGGATATTTGACCTTCGTTATAAGCACGCACGTTTCATCCGGAAGCAACTCATCAAAATCCATATGTGCATTGTCAATGTCAATGTCTTTAATCACATATAGTCCATTACTATACATCGATTCTGATATCTGCACGGTATCACCCACTGCAAACAGATTCGATGCACCCTGAAGCACTCCATTCTTAATTTCTGCATTGAAACGCCTGCTTCTGTCTTGGAAGTTGTTATTCGTATACTTCCGTATAAGAAGCTCCAGCGCCTGAAGCTTTGCTTCAAGCACCGGATCCTTCGCAGTAATATCGATATATGATTTCAACTCTGCAACGGTCATAATCATATGATCACCGCCTTACTGCTGCTTTGTGACAATATATCCGTCATGCTCCTCGAACCAGGATGCCATGCGCTCGCTATCAATCACAGCCTGTCCATTTGCGAACTGGACGCCACCGGCACCAACTCCGCAATAAGCAGGCGCATTGTTAACGACTACAAGCCACTTTACAGCCTTTGTCTCTTCTGCCTTTGTCTCTGTCTTTGCTGGCATATTTATCACCTATCCTCTCTGCTTACGCAATCTTGATGTTACGAAGTACACCTGCATGCTGTGTATTCTTCAACACGGTTGCAGCGATCATCTCGACCTCTGCGTCCTTTACTGTTCCCGGCTTGCTGAAATCAGGCAGGTACTTGTTGATAACCGAACCACCATTCAAGCTGATGCCATGGAAACCATCGTTCACATCGAACTTGACTGTATAGATGTCTGTCAGTCCTGTTGTTGCTGTCTCTGCTGATCCGATCTTTCTGCTGATTCCCTTCTTTACAACCGAATTTGCGGTCGCATCGCTTCCGCTCACAGTATAATGATTCTGCATGTCAACGAACTTGACACCATCCAGCGTTGTAATACGCTTTCCGAATGCTTCTTCGCTCTCTGTCTTATAGCCGAGCACACGAGCAACAGTCTGGATCTTTGTAATCATCTCTGTGTTCGTAAGAACAGCATCTGCAGCGGTTGTCTGGATCAGAAGCGAAAGTGCTTCATAGAACTCGTCCGCATTTGCCTTGATCTTGTCAATTGTAGACAAGTCAATGGACTTGGATGCTCCATACTCTGTTGCTGTTCCTGCAAGCATAGAATCCAGTCCCTGAAATTCTGGATGATCTGTGGATGCAGTTGTAGTTGCATCACCATTGATCAGTGTATAGTGGAATAGAGAAACAATCGCCTTGATATGTTCCTCAATCTGGTATGCAAGGTTGTCGAAGTTTCCTGCCACCATATTAAGCACTCTGTCCATCTGTACAGCGCCGCCCATAATAGCAAGGTTTGCTTCGCACTCCTGCTTTGTAGCTACAGAGTTTGTATAAGAACCGCCAAGCTTACGGAATTCTGCTGTAGCTGGAAGCACCTTTCTAAGATACTTGTATTTCATTGTTGAGCCACCGCCTGATGCAGATACACAATCGTCAAACGGAAGCATCTGGAGCACGGTAGACTGTCTCAGGAAGATATCCACGATCTGTGAGAATACCTTATCGCTCATACCCTTCTTCATTTCTTCTAATGTCATTGCCATAGTATTTCACCTTTCCTTTCTTAGCCGTTCGTTGCGGCTTCATACTGCTGTTTCAGCGCTTCTGCTAAATCCTTAGGCTCTGCAGAACCGCCAGCCGGATCTCCCTTGTCCAGCTTATTCTCAATAATCTGTCGACTTCCACCTTCAGAACTCTCAAAGTGTGTTGGGAACTGCGTCTTGAGAGTAGTGAGCATATCATCCCATCCTTTGATGTTGCCATCATCGTCGATTTTGAGCTCTTCGCCCTTCTCTTTCAGCATCTCCTTGATCTTGAAGGTCATATAATCGGTATCATCCGTCTTGGCTGATAACAAAGCGACTTTCAAAGCGGAGCTGACCTTTGTCTCTTCCAGTTCCTGCTGCAAGCGGGCATTCTCCGTCTCATACGTTGAAATCTTCTGCTGCATACCTTCATCACCCTTGGAAGCCTTCTTCAGTTCTTCAATGAGCTTATTTGCGTTGCCAATCTCCGTGTCTTTGCCGTTGATCAGACCATTCAATCTCTCGGTTTCGGAATCATACTTCTCTTTACTGATGTAATTTCCTTCCGACAGATCCGCAAATCGAACATGCTTGAGCTTGTCCTCTTCCTTCGAGTTCTGCTCATCAATCTTCGCCTGCACCTGTTTGTACAGTTCTTCTCCTAACACATCTTTCAGTTCCATAGTTTCCATCCTTTCTTGACTTTAATCGCAGTCACGCATGGCAGTTATCACTCTTGCCGGAGTAAGTATTCGTCACAGTTTAATCGCCTTAAGCCGATTTTGGGCATAAAAAAAGACCACGTTTTAATCATGGTCTAAATTACATAATTATTTTGTTACACAGAAAAAGCACCCTGCTACTGCGGAGTGCTTTCTCTACTTTAATACTCTATCAAGATTTATGGTTGATTCTATCCAAACAGCATCAACCTCATAATCATTAAATACTTTTATCGTATCATCACTATTTTTATAAATCTTCACTACTGATCCGTCAACATCTACAAGTGGATCGCCAGAGCTTAAATTACTAATATTCTGTTCAATTTTATTGCAAGCTTTTTTGAACTCTTCATTACTAGCTTCTTTGCAAATATTATATTCAAACATCTCAATCACCACCCAATCCTAACTCTCTATTCACATTTGCGTTTGTTTTGGTTGCAGTATCATAAATATCTCTGATTGCTTCATCCCTGGTCATTCCCTTCCTTTTCATCTTAGAAGAGATGAGTTCTTCAAATGTCTTATTAGGCCTTTCTTTTTCCAACTGTACCCGTGTTGCTTCATCTGCCATCAAGCTTCTGGCTTCCGTCCGTATTCGATTTCTAGCTTCAAAAGCCTGTCTGGCTTGTTGTTCGATTGGAAGATTATTATCTATAGTACCTTTTATCTTTGAAACTTCTTCAATATACTTCTTACGAACATCTATATTACTTAGCTTTATTGTACCATTTTTCACGCTATTTGCAAGGTATTTCTTATTTAGCCAATCATTCATAGCTACACCTAATTCATTAGGCTTTCCGAGCTGGCTGTTGGCAAATACTTCTGCAAAAAACTCTGCCTTACTTGTCTTTCCATATTCTGATATATTTGCGTCCAAATCAAATACAGGATTGTTTCTTTTCGCAATTGCAATTATTTCATCATAACAATTATTTTGAACAGTTTTTTGAACATCTGCATACCACTTATATTTTGCCTTGTCCGTTTTTGCACTTTGATTTACAAATGCAAACATATCTGAATTTTTCCAACCAAGAGACTCCATATATTCCTTCTTGATAACATTCTGTAACATATGTCCATATTCATGAGTTACCGTAGCTATGGAGGCTTCTTCGTTTGTACGTGAAAAAGGCATCGAATATCCGCTATCCATATCTTTGATTTCCTTCTTTATCAGGGAATCTCTATCCGAATAACGTTTTTTATTCAGAACCAAATATTGACTTGCTGGCGTTAATCTACTGCTATTCACATTTCCGGCGAAATTACCTACGTCTACATCAATATCTACAAAATCGGATTTATGTATTACACCGAATTTGCTTTCCAGACGGATCAGCTGATTTGTATTATCCACAATCAGTCTTTCGTCCATGGAATCTATGTTGCAGTTTCTAAAGCCAACTCTATTCTTCAATGCAGTTTTAGCTTCTTCTGCATTCTTAACAAGTGTCACTTTCGGTTTATACATCGGGTTGTTATCCAGCAGTCGCTTATACTTCTCATACTCCTTATCGGTCATGGAATTAAGCATCTTCTCGAAGTTCTTGCCATATTTCTTCTCCATTGCCGTAACGTGCTGCATATATTCGATATTTTCATCAGACCAGTATACTTTTTTCCACTCCGCATACTCTTCTGGAGATTCGAAAGTGACTGTTTGTTTCGAGAAATTATCCATTTTCACAATACCACAATTAAGCGCCCATCTCGCTCTCTGATCCAGACAGCAACGGCAATTACAATCCTGTGATGGATCACCAAACAATCCCGGAGCTTCTGCCTTGTATCCGGCGACTTCAAACATCTCGTCGACTTCTCGGATTTGACCATCCAGATCTCGGTGCTCTGATCTTGTTCTTCCATCAAGTACCGCATTCCACTGTTTTACAACCTCTGCGCCACGATCTATTGCTCTCTTCTGAGCGTCCAATGCGGCACGATTCTGTATGCGATGCCCTTCTGTCCGGGCAATCCGGATTGAATTGTTGTACGCCTTCTGCAACGGCGTATGCTTCATATTCCGTGCAAGGTTCGATGCAATGTTGCTCCATGTCATGCCCTGCGCAATTCCTCTTGATACTTCCTGTCGCACTGCTTTCTTGATTGCCTTTACATCTTCACCCATTCGGTCATACAGAGATGTAGAAAGCTGAGAGTCAAGTACCACTGCCCTTGTCACAGCTTCTTGGTCTATCGGCATCACAAGCGGGATTCCCTGCCCTTGCATATCATACATAGAGCCGAGATATCCATCCTGATAACTCCGTGTCAGATAATCGGATACAGTTGCATATGAATCTGATTGCAGATTTGTAAGTGCTCCTTCCAACTGCGCCTTGATTGCTTCCTGATATTGCTTCTGATATATGATTGACTTTAAATTCTCTGGTTCAAGATCTGCCCGCATTGATAACTCCTGTATCTTTGCTTCACAATCTCTTAGAGCCTGCTCATATACACTTTTTAACTGTGCAATAACCTCTTCTTCACTATTCAGCTGTGCTTGTAGAACTTCCTTCTGTCGCTTGTTCACTCGTCACAACTCCATCCAATAGCCGCTTGGCATCCGCTGTATCTTTTTCTGCGTCCTGCGGCAGCTTGTCCTTGATCTCTTCATAGTCAATATCTAACTCATCACAAATAGCCTTGATAATCGTCTCATCATCTAATGTATCCGCTAAAGACATGATCGTGTTGATTACAACCTGATGTGCCTGCGCTTCCGTAAGCTTGATCTGTGCATTCTCCTGAGCATTGCTCATAATCACATGCTCAAACTTGAAATACACATCGGAATCCTGATAACCCTTCTTCTCTGTCTTATTGATCTCTTCAATTACAATCCGTACAAGGTGCCGGAGTAGCTTCTTCAACCGGATCTCAAGCTTATTACACTGCAGTTCCAAGAGCGAATATGCCGCCTTGATTGCAATGTTGGTCGTTGCAGCCGTATCCTTCAATCCTGCTGTATTCAGTCCCATACCGAAGCGGTAGATGTTCTTCTCATCAAGCTCCATCTTCTCTTTACGTGCCTGATACGGCACATCAACTGTCTTGATGTCGACATCGCCATTCTCTCCTGTGCCGATTATCTTCTTTGTCTTGAGATTCGTCTGCAACTCGTCCATGTTGTCGCCTTCGTATCCCTTGACGACGTGAAGCGGCGTATCGAAATCAATCAGATTGTTTGACAAGCTCGATGCCATCAGGTCATAGTCATCAATCAGTGGCTTAATCGGTCGCAGAGACGAATGTTGCTTCTTGTTATTATCCAGCCGGAAGAACGGAATAAATCCGAGCGATTCATAGTATGTATCATCTTCCTTCCCGCCATTCTTCTTGTACAGGATATGCGGTCTTGGATTGATCTCTACGGAATCATCAATCATGAGTTCGCCGTCGTCAACCATCGCATAGTATGTCGTGTCTTTCTCACTCCATACCTGCACACGTGTTATAACCTTGTGTCCTTTATCTATACGGTCCGTATAGTAGTAAATCACATAGGCACATCCATCGTCCGTGTCTTTCTCACGTACTTCGATAACGCCCATGGAATCAGCTGTCGCAAATGCGTATTTATCACTTGCATCCTTGTATGCATATATATACGAAAATCCCTTTACCTTGCAGTCTGTGATGCACTCCGCCAGCTCATCCATGAAGATGTCGTTGTTATTGAAATACTTATCCATATGCTTCTGGAGCTCCGGATCATCCGATAATACAATGCGTTCTCCGTTTCGATTGCCGGATAATATATACTGCACCGCCTGATCTACCAGCTCCGTAAAGAATAGGTGCGGTATCTTCACGTTGCTTCGAGTCTTATCTTCAACCAGATTGCCATCTGCATTGTAATAAAATAAGCGGTACTGCTTGATGTCATTATCGCCGTCATAATACCGCTCACCGACCTTTGCAAACCGCTTCTTCTCACTCGTTTTATCGTCGTCTATGAACTTTTTAATCTCGTCTACCGTCAGCACATTCTTTGCCCTTTCTAATTAAATAAGCCATGGACAAGGCTTACGCCATCCTTCAATGCCATATCGAAGTGCCGCCATCGCATCATCCATGATTGGAACCGGCTCGTCAGTATACTCACCTGTTCGTTCGTCCTTTTTCCATTTCCATTGTTGCAGCTCCTTAATTGTATTTACACAATGAGGGGCAACATATATTCTTCTTCGTATAATGTGGTTCTTATCGACCACACCCTTGAGCCAGTCTATCTGAGCCTTGACAGATCCGGCGGAACCGCCCTTATCAACGCCCTTTGCACGATAACCTGCGCCCTTCCATGTCTTAATTCTGTCCGGCTCTGCGGAATCGCACCACATAGGCTTATTCGTCGGTATAGCATGCTGAATCGCCAGCGGAATGATCTCCGCTGTTTCCTTCTCATGCACATATATCTCATCGAGGATGTATATATCATCATCCTTGATACCAAGAAGCAGGATAACGTTCGCATGGTTGAAACCGAAGTCCTGACCGATTGCGATATCATCATAATCATTCAGATTCTGAGATACATCTGCGATTTCCCAGTTATGAAGAATCAAGCCGCCTATCTCGCCCCATTCGCCAAGACCATATATCTTGTAGCCTTCAGGATCTACTTCTTTTCTACGCATCATACGGCGATGATACGCCGCATCAATAAAGCGGTTACCAAGATATGTACTATGGTGCGTCAGCACATCCGGATCATATCTGTCGAAATAGACCTTCTTTATCCAATGATTCTTATTCACCGGGTTGAAGGTCATTCGAAGCTGGTAGAACTGTCCGGGCGGCAATTCTCCACGCAATCTATCATCTATAATTTCCACATCTGCCTGCGTCAGTTCTGTTGCTTCCTCGCACCACACATCTGTGAGCTTTCCCTTCTGGAATGTGATTGACTTAAGCTTCTCTCGTTGCTTATCATCATTCATTCCACGGAATATAATGCGGTTGCCATTCGCCCGACATTCAAGCGACAACGGCGATGTGGTCATCTTCCAATATCGCTCCGCCTTGTCTCCAAACATCCGATACACGGCACCTGTGAGCTCTGCATAGGTGCTGTCTCTGTTTGTGATATCTGACTTACGGACACACACAAGGTTCCTGCCCTTGTCCTTCATTAGCCGGAGAATGTAGTTCTGCGCTGTGTCAACGCTCTTTCCTGAACCGGCAGAGCCTTTCATCACAATATATCGCTTCGTGCTTCGGTCTACCTCCCGGAAACACGGATTTGCCTTTATATTCAGATTCAATCGGCATCACCGCCGGTATCTTCTTCATCTCCATAATCGATAGTCACATTCAATTCCATATCGACTTTCTCTTCCACCTTCTCGGTGTACAATCCATATCGCTTGCCCAGAAGCTCCGCCGCCTTCAGCTTGTCCTTCTCAGATGGCTCTTTCTCCATCTTCCGAGCCTTTGTGCTTCCATCGCCCAAGCCTTCAATCACAATCTCTGTCGATTTGCTCTGTCCACGAAGCACGGATGTAAGATACTTAAGTACCTCATCCTGATTGGCAATCAGTGCCGCTTCTTTCTCCGCCATCCGGTTTTCTATATATTCTCTGATTACAAGTTTTGACAAGTTTTCAGTTCCGATTCTATTTGCCGTTTTCTTCGAATACCCTGCTCTGATAGCTGCTTGTGTGGCATTCAGATCAATCAGGTATTCATCACAGAATCTCTGCTGTTTGGCTGTAAGCTTAGCCATCACAATCACCATCCTTTACAATATCCATCCAAACAAAAAGCCTACCGCACCGGAGGATATGATCAGCTAAAGAGTGCGGCAGGCATAAAGCAAAAGGCACCATGCAAAATGCACGATGCCTTCAACTTCCATTTATGATACATTAAATATAACACAGATTTCTCGTCTCATGTTATACAAATAAGTCAAAAAAATTACAACTTTTTCACAATCTTTATACTGATTTTAGGTGTATGCAATCAAACTATACCCTCTTTTGATGCATGACACCACATCTTTCAGCAGATTTTCATCAACGATACCCTCCAGCATATCCGTTACATTCTCTGCTACATAATCCACATTGTAACTGTTAATGCTGCGATCAATGATATCCGTCACAACCGCCATATCATACGGTACATCCATGCCGGCACTCTTGTATGTTTCAGCATAACTTTCCAATCTGCTCTTTAATCTTTCCGGATCAATCAACTTTCCCATAGATTTTACCACCTGCCTTTACAATTTCGATTGCATCATCCAAATTAACTACAAGCTCTCCGCCCATGCCGTCATTCCCGAACCGTTCGTATGATGCTTTCTTTAAACGCTCCACGGCATCATCTGTGTCATATGCGGTCGATTGCTTGTCAATCAAATTAAACAAATCGCTTACATCGTCGCTTGTGCATATGTGGTCGCTATACATAAGTCTGCCATTTTCGTTAAAATAAGCATCAAAGTGTTTTACTAATACATTTTTTAATTCGTCCGCATCAATCAATCTCATTCTTCGCCCTCCTGTTCTTTTATCAGACAATAATTGTAAGCCATACAGCCATCACAAGTCTGTCTTTGACATCCTTCCTCTAAATAATCCGCTCCATCTTCCATATATTCAGCTTCGCTCATCTTCATCACTCCAATCTAATTTCTGTCCGCACTGATGGCAGTAAACTAAATCACTTCTGATTATTCTTCTTTCGCATACTGGGCATAACCATAATGCTGTACAACCTAAATTTGCAATATATAGCGGTTTCTTAGAAATTTGCTTTTCTCTCGACGCACGGCACTCTTCTATGCTTCCGATTTCTCTGTACTTCTGTACTTCTTCAAGTGCCTGTATTGCCATTTCATAAGCATTTTCAAAAGAACATCCCCATGAAGTATCACAAGGGATTGCCTTACCAAGTTCATTGCAGTCATATTTTAGTTCTTCGATAGCTTCACTCTCTGTCATATTATCCCTCACTTTCTAATAACTCATGGTTGTCAAATTTGCAAATTTCCCTATGCTCATGAACTGTGAAAGATAAACTTCCGGCTTGTTTCATGTAACTTAGCTTTTCACCTGTCAGCTCACATTTATGTTTACGTTCGTTTAAATATTAAATATTTGCATGTTCCGTTACAATACATATCTTTGTTTTCTCCTATTCTTAATCTTGCAAATCTTCAATTTCTTCCTCTGTCGCTTCTCCGTCAATCGTTTCGGTGTGGTATTCCCACCCGGCTTGATAGCCATACATTGTGAATTTCTTACCACATTTCTCGCAAGTGTATGTGTTGGTATCTTCGGTGTAGCAATCAACACAATCATCGCCTATGTATGTATCTTCATAAGACGGTTCGTATTCTTCACCACAATAGGGGCAGATGATATTCTCATCATCTTCATAATTCCAATAACTGCTACTCATATTCTCTCCTATTCCGCTTCTGATTGAAGCCATTGCATAACATTACAACAATATCCATCTTTACATCTATAGCATTCTGCAGAAGTCGTTTCTGTACTGATGAGTCCTCCGCACATCTTAATTTTTTCAATAACGCAGGCTAACTCTTCATCCGACATATTTCTAATTCTGTCGGCATTTGTTATTGGTTCATACTTATCCATATGCATATTGGCACAATCACAACATGGTTTTTCGCTTCCCTTTAAATGTTCATACTTACATCCACTGCATCCATTGTCTCTCATTTTTATCATCTCCTCCTTTTCGCCCGCTTTACAGCATCTCGTTTCATATCCAGATAATCGCTCAAAGCATCTTTTTGTTTTCTAATACACTCATTTTTCTTCCGTTGCTCCGTGGCGAATCCTTTGTAGCCTTCACACTCGCCATGGCAACCTACCTTTCTGTCCGTACATCCTTTACATGGATATTCACTCACAGCTTCAACCCCTTCCGAAAACGATACTTCCCGCTGTTCTCCGGAAGAGCTTCTAATGTATCAAGCACGCCCTGAACGTGAGCAAGTGCCCTTCCGTGCATGGTTGACGCCCATGAATATGATTTCTTGTTGTCCGCTGCCACATCGTCAAGGTCCTTGCCTTGAATGTAGAGCTTGTGCAGCACATTGTACTCCTTGACCGGAATCTGCTGAATCACTTCGCTGATCTCGCTCTTAACATCTCTAAGCCTTGCCACATACTTATCAATATCTCTTGCAGCGTCAATAGCCATAACGACCGAATCTTCCATCTTCTGGTTGGATCCTGACGACTTCACACGCTCTCCATCCGTCTGACCGGACAACGAGCTTGCCAATGTAAGCCACTGCTCCCGCTCGATCATCTTGTTTGTGATCACAGCATCAATCTTCTGCACCTGTTGCAGATAGTTCTTTACTTTCATTTTTCTCAACAAAATCACGCTCCCTTTTCATCATCCTTTACGATAACAAATATTGCTCTGATATCCTCGTCTCTGTTTCTGCCTGCGCTCATTCACTGCATTTACTACCCATCGAATAATTGCGAGATAATGAGACTTTGTTTTGTAACCTTTCTCTTCAATGTACATATCAAGAAATTCGATTGCATCGTTACGAATATCAGCTCCGTACTTATCTGCGAGCTTGGTGAATTCATCATCCAACAGCATCACATTTCCGAATGGTCCATATGAATGCTTTGCGGGTGCGCTCTCTCTTTCCTTTCCTTTCTTTTCTTTTCCTTTCCTTTCTTTTGTGGTATAAATCTCGGATTTATCCCCATTTTTCTCGGATTTATCGGTATAATTCTGCGAATTATTTTCAAAAAGGGTGACTTTAATACAAGGGGCGGTATCTTCTTCTTTCAAAAGCCATATTCGAGAATCTACAACAAAATCTCTTTTCAGCCGTTTTACCGCCTCTTGAAATCGTCTCTGTATACCAGGGGAGGTAATGATAGTGTCCGAACTAGCAAGTGTGATCTCCGTGATTAGTGACCGGCTAGCCAAGAATGTCATTATCTGCTTCATTGAACCCTCGGACAGTCCCAAGCTCGCCATAGCGCTGTCTTCACTGTCTGCATTCCATACGATATAATATCCGTTTTCTCTATATATCTCCGTAAGAAGGAATATATAAAACATCAATCCATCAGAGCCGTATCGTGCTTGGAGCGCTCTGATTTTTGTATCCGCATAGAAGAAATCCGTATCAAATGGGAAGTAAAGCAATCCGTCTCTCTTTTGACGTGCCATCTGCTCCTTCCTTTCAATCCAGCTATTTAATAATGCTGGTTGCATAATCCTTATAAACATCTTCAAGCATTGTTCGATTACATTCTACGAACTCGCTTCCGGCAAGTTCCTTATACTCTGCCTGAATCTTCTGTCGTGCTCTTCTGACCGATTCTGTTGTTGGAAATCCCAACTCTCGCATATGCAGGAAGAACTGCTGAATAGGAATCTTATCTACGTCCACACCGTTCTTCTTGCCAATCTCCTTGTACACCATGTAGCATAAGCACCCATCACTGCTTCTCGTCTCTGGATGATTCTCAAGCATCGCTTTCACGACCTTGTGTGTATCTCTGATATTTGCACTCATCTTGTCACACCTCCCTGATCCGGATGCCGTGTCTGTAGAGCATCAGCTTCCGCTTTATGATGTAATCCTTTGTCCGGAATCCTTTTGTGTCCTCTACGACCGTATCTCCGTTGGTATCTATATAAACGAAATCAGCGATATAACTACATGCATGTTCCACGCAAAACTTCTTCATCTTCACAAATCCATTCTTCAATGTGACCGGTCGCAGTTCATATTGCGATGGAATCAGTTCATATTTGACCTGCATCTGCAGATTGCTAATCTCGCCAGTCTGTTCAAGCAAATGAAGCTCCCGGTACCGCCACGCTTCCTTCTTGGAATCAAATGTAATACCGTCAACTACCACTTTCCTGCTTCTGTATTTGCTCATGTAACTCCTTTCCCTCTACCGCCATAAATGCGGTAGAGAATGACTTACAATAAAACAAAGAATACTGTGATATATCTTTGTACAATAACCTTATCCAAACAATGCGGCAGCGGCACTGTTATTCACCTGCTCCGGCGTCGGCATTTCCGCTTCAGCCACCTGTGCACGTTCTTCCTGCTGAGAATCTATCGCCTGTTCCTCAGATGTTTCCGCCAGCTGTGAGGGCTCTGCAGCATCTACATCTGCAACCGGCTCATCTTCTACATATACCTTGGAACCATCTTCTTTGATGTATGCCATGTCGGATTCAAATGCTGACTGCATCTCGATAGACATGATTCCCCACTTGCTGATCAACTGACGGAGCATGGTCTTGTATGCCATTGCGTCGAAGTTCTTATACCAGAAGCTTGAATACATCCACGAATCACGCTGATCGTAATTACCGGCAACATAATCTGCATAAGACACCTTATGCTTCACGCCGTATCTCGTATTGATTGCCGTCATATCTTTGCTGAATGCCTGCGAATATCTGTCAGCATGTGCAAGCATCTGATTTTTGCTCCAGTACATTGACTTTCGAAATCCATTGACAAGTTCAAACATCGCATAATATCCAACCGTCTCGGCTTTCTCTCGTGCATCCCAGTCATTAACCATCAGCTGAATATTTATTTCTTCATTCATCGGATCAAAGCTGACAAACTCACCTTCCTTGATAGCCAGTACAGTAAGCTTTTTATACTGACCGGAGCGGATTGCAAGCTGGATATACCCTTTATATCCCATCTGGAACTGTGCCACCTTCGTACCGGCTTTATTGTCGCTATACGGCACGAGGTAATAATGACCAAGCTGTGGCGATGGGGAAAGCTTCAAGCTCTCTCCCAACAGCGCACCAGACAGGATCGATGGCTTCGTACATTCTGCAAGAGCAGGATTCACGCTGACTGCCGATACTACGCCGGAGATAAAGCGCTGCACATTTCCCTTACCAAGTGCCTGCTCAATATTCGCTTTGATATCCATACGATTCAAGAACCCGGTCATTGTCGTGTCCTGAATTTGATTCTGCTTACTCTTAACCAAACTATTCTGTACCATCTTATTTGTCTCCCTTCTTTACAATCGCATCTAAAGAATCTAAAATTAGCTGATTCAAAATCTCATCCAATCCGATTTTCTTATCCGTCTCTGCATTTTCCTTTTTCTCCTGCTTGCAAGATATATACGAAAACGCATCTGCTGTCGCAAGAACAGCACCGTATTTGATTTCTGCCTCTTCCTTTGAATAGTTCTTGTATAGTACCTTCTTAAATGCACAAAGGATCTTTGCAATTTCGATTGCACATGTATCTTCTGCGCCATAAATTGATACTACGTTGTCCTCTACTTTTACCATTTTTCATATCCTCCTAAATCGCTCTAAACTCTATATTTCTGCTCTGGAAGAACTCTTTCAGGGCAAGTGCATCTTCGGTTGTAAGAAGTGCCGCAAACCGCACTTCCATCTTATCCGGCTCTGTAACCATGTGTTCCGGCGCCTGCTGATCCTGATCCGGTACCGGCTCCGGAATGATAACCGGCGTTTCATACACCTTCTTCTCTTCCGCTTCCTTGGCACGCCGTTCTTCTTCCTGCTTCCTCCGTGCCTCTGCTTCCGCCTTCTGCTTTGCAATCTCTGACATCCGCTGTGCCTCTGCGATAGACCGGTTCATATCCAACGTCTCTTTATATACCGCAACGGCTTCAAATGCATATTCTGAAAGTCTATTCAACGTCAGAAGATCTGTGCTGATCTGATACATCCGATCACGCATCTTCTCTTCGATAGACTTCATCGATACGGATGCATTCAACCACTTCTCATCCCAGATCATCTCCAGCTTTACAAATGCCTGAAATCCAATTGTCTCAAAGAGTGCTTCAATCTCCTTCCGCTTCTCTTCCTTCAACGTCTGCTCATATTCTTTGATCTGCTTATCAATCAACTGTACCGGCTCATTCACAATATCCGTGAGTTCACGAATTTTCCGTTCGAATTCATCGTATGGCTTCAAACAATCCTTTTTGATACGGATTCTCTCATCTGACATAGCCTTAATAAGCTTATTCAATGCCGCTCTGTCTGCTTTAGCATCCTTAATCTGATCACTGCCTGTATATACCAGATTCTTATACATCTCTACCTTGCTTGTGATCTCTGCTTTCAATTCTTCATAGTTAAACTGAATTACCTCCGGAAATGTTACCGGTTCTACTCTTAACTCCATTCATATCCTCCTAACTTAATACCAGCTCATATTGAGCATCCTTACCTACCGAGAGCATGGACTTAATACGTTCGCTCTCCCGCTGATCCTTCAACTTCTGCTCTGTGCATTCCTCACATCGCTCCTGTGGATCCAGATGTGCACCACAGGTCGGACAGATATAACCATACATGGCATCCTCCTATATCTCCGGCAGCACCAACGGCGGAGCCTTCATGTTCTCTACGCATGTCCAGAACTTCCGCTCTTCATCCGCCAGATATTCAATATCCGCTTCCACATCAGATCTCTCGATGTGATAATGTCTGGTCTGCAAATACACCGTTCCATCTGAGAACACTGATTTGAGCTGCGCTTTCAGCTCCACAAACTCAAACTCTGTCACCATCAGATAATGCAAGATCTGTATGTAATAGTTCTCCGGCAAACGATGATCCCACTTCTCTTTCTGACGAGACTGCAGGATATTTGTTGTTTTACACTCCCATACACCCATACGGCCAGCTTCATCCTTGAGCCATCCATCCAGAGATGCATGTGCGAACGGATATGCGTCATTCGTCCACATGTTATTTTCCTCGTAGAATATCTCATACTGCGGATAATCCAGTTTGAACAGCTCCCGAAGATACTTCTCTGCTTCGGTGCCATACTTCACATACGGCTTGTCCGAGATATCCTCCGGCATCAGATGAAACGCCTTGTCCTTCCAAAGCTCCACATTCGTCTTGTATGGATTCTTGCCGAGTATTGCAGATGCATCTGATCCGCCGATCTTCGTTCTGTGCTTCAACCAATCTTCACGATTTGGAAGCACCTGCATCATAACCATTGATTCACGCTCCCTTCCGTGTTATACTTCTTACAGTGTTATTTGTTATTTGCACCTGCGGGATGCCAGTCCCAAGGGTGCTTTTTTTGTAGATCTCGATTGCATGGTCCATATCATCATCGTTGGCACATTCGATCAGTCCCTTATAGATCACCGCTGCAATCATCATCCAAAAGCCATAGATCATGCCAATCCATAACAGCACCGCACCTTCGACCATGGCGAACGTTGCCAGCCGGTAGGACCATATAATCATGTCATTGCTCATCCTCTTTCTTCCTCTCTGCTTGTCATTACTGATTTTCCGTTGCAAGTGTGCCCCATGCGATCTGCTCCGCAATACGCTTCGGGTTGTACTGTGGCACTCTGCGTCCAGCTTTTAAATCTTTTCTATATTTCAAAAAGTCAATAAAAGCCAAGTAATTCACATATGTCACGCCGCAGCCATCCAGTATTGTATGTGTGCCGTATCTGCCCTTCTGAACGTACTTATCAATCTCTGCGATTCGACTTGTGACCGTCCGGGCAGATACGTTCATCAACCTCTGGATCTGTGCCTTCGACATATACGGTGATGCGCTGATGTACTTAATTGATGTTATCTCCATCGCTTCTCCTTTCCATCAAATTTAATTTGATTCTTTAGGCAAAAAAAATATAATCAATCGGCATATGATACAGTTCCGATAATTTTAATGCCTGCGAAATCTTTGGTTCAGATGTTCCCTTCTCCCAGCTTACAATCGTTTGTTTTCCGACATTCAAGGCTTTCGCGACATCTTCTTGAGACAGTCCGGCATTAACCCTTGCGGCAGCAAGACTGATTCTCAACTTCTTTTCCATCCGTTTGCCTCCTTTCTTCATTTTGTACCTCAATTCTAAATCAAATTTAATTTGATGTCAATACTAAAATAAAATTTTTTTTGATTTTTGGTTGCTATTTATCAAATTGTATTGTATTATGTAGTTACTAAATACAGGAGGTATTTACATATGTCGGATGAAGAACAAAAAAGTGTATTTTCTAGAAATTTGAATAAATATATATCTTCATGTGGAAAATCACAAAAAGAAATTGCCGATGCCATTGGGGTATCTCCACAAACATTTAATACATGGTGTCAAGGCATCGCAATACCAAGAATGGGTAAGGTTCAATTATTATCTGATTATTTCGGAATCAACAAATCCGATTTAATTGAAGATAAAAGAGAAGCTTCATACTATTTGGACCCTGAAACAGCAAAGAAGGCACAGGAGATCTTCGAGAACAAAGAACTCTCACTTCTCTTCGATGCTGCACGTGATGCTTCTCCAGAAGACATCCAAACAGTACATACAATGCTACTTGCATTAAAAAAGAAAGAAAAAGGCGAATAAGTCCGTATTATTGTACCAGCGCTATGATATTATGCTCTTAGTCGCAGGGGGTGATATTACGAACGAAGTATTTGTACACTTAATTGATTTTAAAGGAGCAAACGCAAAGGAAACGGTCACTTCGAACGAAGATGGCAGTTTCTCAATCTTTATCAATTCAAGGCTCAATCAGGAACAGCAGACAGACGCTTACTTGCATGCTCTGTCCCACATCACCCGGTTGGACTTCGAGAATAGAGATGCTTGCGTTGACCACTTAGAATATTATGCACACAATAAAATTTAATAAAGGGGGATTCCTATTATGAAGAAAAAACTTTTTGCAATTATGCTTGCTTGCTCTTTGCTCACTGGCTGTGGAGCATCAAAAGAGCCTAATTTAGGATCTTACGATAATAACTCAACAGAAGCAATTACCGAAGCATCCTATATTGCAGACAACACCGAAACAACCGCATCTGATGAAGATGGCGAAACAGAGACAACAACAGAATCTGAAAACGAAACAGCATATGAAATTACCTACACAAATGCTCAAGTTCAAGAATCATATAGTGGCGTAATGGTTGACGTAATTGTCGAAATTGAAAATACAGGTACTTCGGATTTATATTTATCTAACGGAGCATGCGACCTAGAAGATGAAAATGGTCACTTAGTATCTGCTATGAAAAGCGTACCAACATATCCTAATGTGATTTCTCCCGGAGAAAAAGGTTATATGTCTGACACTATAACGCTTGATAACTATTCTGGCGATTTGAAATTAACTGTTTTACCTAGACCTGATGTTGAAAAAGCATCTATACATAAAACAAGATATGAAATTTCGGATGTATCAACAAATAATAACGATTGGGATCGAATTGATGTTACAGGAAGGCTAACATGCACATCTGATCAAGTAGAATCTGTAAGCTATGTAGCCGCTATATTCTATGATGCCGATCACACGCCTATTGGTATAAGCAATACCGTTATAATGGAAGACCTGAATCCAAATGATACAATTGGCTTTGAACTGAGTGGAATCACACTTCCAGAAGGTGTAAATACAGATACTGTTGCGGACTATGAGATATTTGCATATCCTGCACAATTTCAATAAAAAATAGATAAATAAAAATCCCCCAGGTGATGGAAACACCTGAGGGTGTCACCCATAAACCGAAGGCTTATGCATAACAAATTCGCAACTTGTATTATACCATAAGCCTTCACATTTTCATAGGCTTATTTTTTTATGCCTATTTTTCAAAGGAGGTCTTTCTATGTGGTGTAATATTCAAAAAAATGGTACGGCCGTTTACCGGGCACGGTACAAAAACCCATTAACCGGAAAGCTGGAAATAGCATCCGTCTCAATGCCAAAAGACTCGGTGCAGAACAGAAACAAAGCACAAAGAGAATTGACTGCAAAGATTGAAGCAGCTATTGCAGAGCTTCAATGTGTTGACTGCTCTACAACACTTTCACAACTGCAAAAAGAGTACCTGAAAACGCAGGCACTCACATTCAAGCAGTCAACCGTAAAAAGGAACAAGATCATTACATCCTCGGTTCTCGATCTGCTTAATCCAGATGCCATCGTGAATAACCTTACAGCGCAGTATGTCAACTCAAGACTGCTTGATTCCGGGAAACCGGTCAGTACAGTAAATAATTATATTACAAGATTCAAAGCCATGCTGAACTGGGGATATGCAAATGATTATCACAACAACTTGGCGCTGATCAGTAAGCTCAAGCCATTTGTTGATTCGTGTGAAGAACAAGAGATCACATTAAAGTATCTGGAACCAACCGAAGCAAAGGACCTACTCGCTGCAATCAAAGAAGATAATCGTTGGAACTGGTACTATATCACATCTATACTTTTACTCACCGGTCTTCGCTTCGGAGAAATATCTGCGCTGGAAGTGTCAGACATAGACATGAGCAACCTTACTATACGCATATCCAAAACATACGATTCCATCAATGACATAGTAACAACTCCAAAAACAGACCACTCCAAGCGTACAATCCACATCCAGCCGGATCTTCTCACAGAACTGAAAAAATGTATGCTGTGGCGAAATGAAATGATGATTGAAAGAAATATCCGAACAAAGCTGTTGATTCCGAATACAAAGACAGGAGATCATATATTACACCGAAGCTATGAAAAATACCTTGGAGATTTATCTGAAAAGCTTCTCGGCAGACGTGTCACTCCTCATATGCTCCGACACACGCATGCTTCCCTCTTGGCAGCAAACGGCATGACACCGGAGGAAATCGCACGAAGGCTCGGACACAGCAAAAGTGAGATCACAAGCAAAATCTACATCCATGTCACCCAGAAGGTTATCGAAAATGATAACCGAAAGATTGATCAAATAAAACTTTTTTCATGAAAAGTGCGCAGTAAATGCGCAGTAACGCAATTTTCAACCATAAAAAACGGCGGAAACCCCTTGATTCTACGTGGTTTCCGCCAAATAAAAAAGATGCCCAGAGCCGGAATCGAACCAGCGACACGAGGATTTTCAGTCCTCTGCTCTACCAACTGAGCTATCTGGGCGCATAAATTTGGAAGCACAGAGGAAAGATAATAAATTTACGAAGAAAATTCCGTTGTGAGCCTGCTCACATAAGGAA